CTCAAATACCCGCTGTGGCATGTGCGCGCCCTCAAAATTGAGGTTGACGCATTTTTCCGCACGCTGCAGATCGTTGACCCATCGCTGCGCAACCTCCTCGTTGCTGTACTGGCGCGACTCCACGTTACCTGTTGAGCCGATACCGACCGTTGAAACACCTGCGGCGCAGTAATAGGGCGTCAGATAGCAGTCCTCCCATTTGCCGATTTTTAACTGCGCCTCCTCGGACGTCCGTAGCGCCTCGGGTGCCAGGGTGATCCCGAGCGCCACCACAGCAGCAATGGCGCATTTTTTAATGATCTGTTTCATCGTTGCCCCCTCCTGCCAGTCGCAGCGCATTTCTCTCAGCATCACTGAGTGCGCCCTGCGAGCGCTGCAGAATCTGCGCTATCAGCTCGTTTCGCTGAGTCTCCGCCTGCTCAATGCGGCGGCGGTGGACCCATGCCCGCCAGCCTGTGAGTGCGCCTATCAGCAATCCGCCGATCGCCACTTTTTCACTGACGGTCGTCACGCCAATACCCGTCACCACCATGGACGCGATATAGGTCAGCCCGTCGTTTACGCGCTGCACACTCAGTCCCATAACTGCACCGTTCCTGTGCTGGCCGGGCTGCTCTGCTCCGGCATTTCAACCTGCTGCCCGGCGTCCAAAAACATCTGATCGGCCAGACCCGGATTTGCCTCCAGCACGCTGACCAGACTGGCTGTGCTGCCGTAATGCCGGTAACACAGCTCATCAATGGTGTCACCGGCCTGCGCTGTCACAATCATCAGAACAGCTCCGCAAAAACGCGCGGGCGTTTCTGAATATCTGCGATGCACCAGCGCACATCCCGCCACAGGTCATCGATCTGCTGGTCCAGCGCATCCGTCGATTTCTCGCCTTTGGCCGTGGTGGTGACGTCGCGGTAACCCTCCAGGATTGAGGCGCGCGCGAGCGAATACACTGCGCGCCGGTACCGGTACAGTCTGACGCTCTCCCCGTTCAGCTTTCTGGCTGGCACGGCTGCCAGCGTTGCATGCCCTGCCTGCTGCTGCGTCTCCTGCCATTCCTCCAACTGCTCAGTGACGTGCGCCACCGCCTCGCTGGCTGCGTGTTTGAGTCGCGTAGTGGTGATATCACCGGCTATGCGTGCAGCGAGCCGCAGATCGGACAGAGCGATCGCCGGCCAGAAATCATCCGCCGTGACCGTTTCGTTTTTATCGTCAACGTCGGTGACGTCATCAGCAGAGGGCACAATCTGACGCTGAGCTATAAAACTCATCGTGGAGGCTCCCAAATAAAACAGGCGGTGGGCACCCAGCGAAATGACAGGAGCGGACAGATCACAGGGCGCGCCGCCTGCCAGCACGGGGCTGAAGTCGGTTAACTGGTTTTGGCTTTAGCGGTAGCTGCTGCTTTCGCCTTTGAGGTTGATGTGCGTTTTTTAGCGGCTGTTGCGTTTGTCTTTTGCTGCCCGACATTATCCGCGCTGGCATCGGCTGTTTTGGTGCCCGCATCCTCCGCCGTCCCTGCGTTTTCACTGGTTCCCGTTTCAGGCAGTTTCGCGAGTTTGCGGGACAGTGCATCGATCTCACGTTTGACGCCCGAGCCTGCATTCAGGCTCATGGCCTCGCGCAGCAGGTTCAGTGCCTTACCCTGTGTTTCCGCATCCAGAGATGCGCGGCGCACCAGACCGCGAGCTTTGCAGAGTTTGGCGCGGACCTCGTCCGGCATGTCAGCCTCAGCGACAATGTCGGCCAGCTCGTCGAGCGGGGCGATACACTCAGACAAATCGGCATCTTTGTCCGTTTTAGCCAGCGTCAGCACCGGGTTGCAGATCTCATCTGCCAGAAACGTCGCGGCGTTGCGTTTGAAATCGTCGTGCATCGCCATGTCGTGCGCAACGACATACCGGCCAATGCGGAGTGCCAGCGCGTAATCAGCGCAGTCAACCGCCCACACCATCAGACGGGTGATCACCTCATCCTGACGCCCGCTGTCGGCCTCCAGCGTTCCATCGATCCAGCCCTCATAATCAGGCAGCATCGTTTTTTTCATTTCCGCCTTAGCCTGATCAGACTGCACGCGGCTGAGCTGAGCCATGTGCATGCGCATCTGATGCAGAACCTGCTCATGCGCGGTGCGGACAACAGAGCTGGACGCCTCGGCCTGCGCCTCGCCGCGTCGCTGTGCCATCACCTGCTGAAAATGTTTTTGTGCCGGGGTTAGCATAATTGTTCCTCTCAGCTGCGCGCATCATGGCGCGCAGCTGCTTACTGGTTGTTATTCAGCGGTCGCGAATTTAACACCATCGATCATTGCCACTTTGCCGTAATCCTCGACAACGAAATCGTCATTACTGGACTGATACGTTGCTACACGGTTGTAGTGCGGCTCCTCCTGAATGTGACGACGCATGCCGCCGCGCTGGTAATACACCGACAGGTTTTTAAATGAGGTGATCAGCACCACGTCGTCAGGAATATACGGCGCCAGGAATGTGGGCAAGCCGCCCACTTTCTCAGTGCTGACGATGAGTTGTCCGGCAATCGCTTCTGAGTTTGGATTGGTCTGGCTCAGTGCGTTGAGGCGCGGGAAATTGATGGACGTCATCAGGTCCGACGGCATGATCACCACCAGATCCGGGGCGCGGCGGTGCCATGGCTCCAGCAGACTGTTTTTGACGTCATAAACCAGCGCATCCAAACTGCCATAGCTGCCACGGGCAACAATTTTGTTGTCCTCATCACGCGAGGTGAGCGTTGCACCAGTCATGATGCGGTGGGCAGCCTCATCCCGGATTTTCTGCAGCCAGCCGATCCCGCAATCCTGCAGCAGCGGATTTTTGGTTGCGTCAGACGCTTCAGAATAGGCCTCACCGTTCCAGCCAATCATCATGCGGTCGAGTGCAATCTGGCGCGCGTTAGCCTTACTTACCAGCGACTGAAACGCCGGATCAAATGCCCACGCATCGAGCTGCTCATACGACAGCATGGTGTCGTAGTTCGTTTTGCGGCAGCGATAGTTGAACGGTTCTTTGCCGTGGTTATCACGTGGATTACGGCGCACAGATCCATCACTGGTATTGTTAGTGCTGGCAATCGGGCCTTTGCTGCCGATCTGGATTTTCTGCCCTTCCTGTTTATTAACGGGAAACACATTAATTCGTCTCATAAACTCGTCGCTCTCCATAGAGGCCGCTTCGAGTTTCTGCTGCACTGACGGCGCGACGTTAAACGTTTTGCTGATGTCATCACGATGGACGCCGTTCAGCTGCGCCTGACGCGCGAGATACTGGTTAAATAGGACTCGGGTTTCGTTTTCCATTTTCTATCCTGCTGATCTGTTATCAGGGCCGATTAGTAATCGGCGAGACTGGCTGAGCCGCTGCCACCGGTAGAGGGTGGACGCTGATTAAAATTGCTGTCCTGCTGCTGCAGCTGCGCGCGCAGTGCGCTCAGGTCGCTGGTCAGTTTCGTAATCGCCTGTTTGTCGCTGCTGCGTTCCTGCTGCAGATCGCTGAACTGGTCCAGCAGATCTGCATGGGCCTGCGCTACGTGCTCAACTGCGCCGCGAATCTGGCTGAATTCCTGGCTATCCGTGCGGCGGGATTTACCGATCATGTCCATGACACGGGAAAACCACTGTCTGCCCTCATCAGCCTGCTGCTGATTGAGCTGGATCAGCTCGGACTCCATCGCCTCCGTGAACATCGCAGGCTCGCCGGACTGGTTTGCGAACGTCATTACTGCGGCCCGCTGCTGCGCCGTGAATTTCAGACGTTCCGTGCCCAGGCTGGCAGGCGTGTCGGTCATTGCCAGACCGCCGAGATAGGCGCCGCCAGTGGCGGGAAACTGCGGGATGATTTCAATACTGGAATAGATTTTTTTGCTATCCGCAGTGAGCTGTGTCATGCGCTCAGTAGGTTCGATTTCCGCATACAGCGCAGCACGGCCAGACAGCGCACCCTCTGAAATATCTTCTGCGCTCAGGGCAACAACATCGCCCATTGCACTGAAATCGCTACCGGGGACCGGCGACAGATAGTGCTCGATATTGACGCGCGCCCCGTAGAGTGTCGGGTTGTAGCTCTGCGCCATCTGGAAAACCTGATCGCGGGTGATTTCGCGTCCGTCAACTGTTGTGCCTGACACTGCGATGCGAAATTTTTTCCGCGCTGGTTTTTTTGTTCCGTCTGCCATGTTTGCACCTGTATGTCGGTTATTTCGTATTCAGGAGCACATGATTGCAGGGTGTGTAGCCCGGCCTCAACGCGGTTTTGTTGTCGCAGAACAGCCAGACCCGAAAGCGCGCGATGCGGTTTCGCGCGCGGGATACTCTGCCCGCAGTTAAACCGGAGGGCAGATGATTCAGGATGCATTTGTGCGACTGCGAGCCAAACAGCTCTACTGGCAGGGCTACCCGCCAGCTGAGATTGCGCGGTTGATGGGTATCAGTCAGAACACGATTTACTCATGGAAAAATCGCGATGTGTGGGATGAGACGCCACCGATCCAGCGCGTCACGCAGTCGATGGATGCACGGCTCTGCCAGCTGACCAACAAAGACAAAAAAAGCGGCGGCGATTTCAAGGAGATCGACCTGCTGACGCGGCAATTAAAAAAACTGGATACCGGCCAGAGTAGCGCCGTTGCGGGTAAACCACAGAAAAAACGCAAACCCAAAAATCATTTCACCGATGCGCAGATCGATGCGCTACGCACGCGCATTACCGACTCACTGGCATGGCATCAGCGCGGCTGGTATGAGCAGCAGGATCAGCGTAACCGGATGATACTGAAATCCCGCCAGATTGGCGCCACCTGGTATTTTGCCCGCGAGGCTCTGCTGCGTGCGCTGCGCACCGACGTTAAACACGAATACCAGCGCAATCAGATTTTCCTGTCGGCATCGCGCCGGCAGGCGCATCAGTTTCGCGGGTTTATTCAGCGCATCGCCGAGGAGGTGGATGTAGAGCTGAAGGGCGGCGACAAAATCACACTGTCAAACGGCGCGGAGCTGCATTTCCTCGGCACATCGGCAGCAACGGCGCAGTCATACACCGGCAATCTGTTTTTTGATGAATTTTTTTGGGTAGGCAATTTCGCCAACCTACGCAAAGTAGCGGGCGCCATGGCGACACTCAAAGGGCTGACCCGCACCTATTTCTCTACGCCATCGAGCGAGACACACGAGGCTTATCCCTTCTGGACCGGTCAGCGGTGGAATGAAAAACGCCCGAAATCGCAGCGCCATGAGTTCGATACGTCCTGGAAAACGCTCAACAGCGGGCTGCTCTGCCCGGATAAAACCTGGCGACAGATCGTCACGATTCAGGACGCTGTAGAACACGGCTGGGAATACACCGACGTTGACGAAATCCGGGACGAAAACAGCCCGGATGAGTTTCAGAATCTCTATATGTGCGAGTTTGTCAAAGACGGCGAAAGCGCATTTAACCTCAATCAGCTATTTGCCTGCAGCGTAGATGGTTATGACGAATGGCCGGACTGGAAACCATTTGCCGCCCGGCCCGCTGGCGATCGCGAGGTCTGGCTGGGTTATGACGCCAACGGCAGCAGCGGCAACGGAGACAGCGGCGCACTGGTCGCCGTTCTGCCGCCACAGGTGCCCGGTGGACGATTTCGCACCATTGAGACCAAGCAGCTGCGCGGCATGGAGTATGAGGAACAGGCCCGCGAGATTGAGCTGTTTACCATGAAATATAACGTTAAACACATCGCCATCGACGGCACAGGCGTCGGGGATGCGGTCTGGCAGATCGTTAAAAATTTTTTCCCGCTGGCTGTCTGCTATCAGATGAATGTCGCATCAAAACGCGCCCTGGTCCTGAAAATGCTGCAGCTCATTCGCGCGGGCCGCTGGGAATACGATCGCAGTGAGCAGGCACTGGTGCGGGCATTTAACGCCATACGGCGCGTTAAAACGCCGGGCGGCATCATGACCTATGACGCTGACCGCGCGCGCGGCGTCAGTCACGGCGATCTGGCATGGGCGAACATGCTCGCAATCATCAACGAACCGATCGGGCGCGAGAATGGCGGCGGCGGTGGCGGTTTTGCAATGGAGTGGTAATGAAAAAGAAAAAATTCAGCGCGAGCGTAAATGCGAGTGCTGGCGCGGCCTCCAATCCCGATCAGATTGCTGACGCCCTGAAAAAAGACGTGAAAATGTCGGCATTCACATTTGACGGCCCCTACCCGGTCAGCAGCGCACGTGACCTGCTCGATAACATGTATTGCGCCGACAATGGCCGCTATTTTGAAACGCCGGTCAGTTTTTACGGGCTGGCGCGGTCTATGGGCCTGTCGCCGTGGCATGAGTCCGCGCTGTATTTCAAACGCAACGTGCTGACCGGTTGTTTCATCCCGCACAGACTACTCTCGCGTCAGGCGTTCTCGGCGTTTGCGCTCGACTGGTTTGTGTTTGGCAACGGCTATCTCGAAATGCGCCGGAACCGTTTGGGCGGTCAGATGGGATTCAGGCACTCGCTGGCGAAATACACCCGGCGCGGCAGTGACCTGGACAACTACTGGTTTGTTGAGCAGTGGCAGGCAGAGCACCAGTTTACGCCTGGCAGCGTCTGCCACGTCCTCAACCCTGATATTCATCAGGAGGTTTACGGGCTGCCGGAATACATGTCCGCCCTACTGGCCGCTGCGCTCTCTCATGCTGCTGACTCGTTCCGCAAACTCTACTATGACAACGGATCGCACGCGGGCTGCATCGTCTACGTCGGTGCCGGTCAGATCGATGATAAAAGCATGGAGGCTGTAAAAAACACATTAACCGGCGCGCGCGGGCGCGGGGCGTTCAAAAACCTGCTGCTGCACGCACCCGGCGGCGGTAAAGATGGCGTGCAGATCCTGCCGTTCAGCCAGATCACGGCCAAAGATGAGTTTGTGAACATCAAGGGGGTTAGCCGTGACGATATGCTGGCGGCGCACCGCGTTCCGCCGCAGCTGATGGGCGCCATGCCTGAAGGTAATGGATCATTCGGTGACATTGAAAAGGCGGCGCGGGTTTATGCCATCAACGAACTGACGCCGACAATGGAGGCGCTGAAACACGTCAATGAATGGCTCGGCGAGGAGGTGATCCGGTTCAATCCCTACGCCCTGCTCGAACAGCCGAAATAGAATGATCCACCGGTCAGCCCTGACCGGCCACCCTTCTGCCAGCCTGAAACAGCACACAGCCCGCACACCATAAAACCGCCTCAGCGCCACGCTGAGCGCGTCAGCATTTTGACGCCGACGGATACCGGCACCACCACGAAAACCCCGCAGATTTGACCAAATCGACCCCAAAATTCCGATCTGAGCATACCCCCCTATACCCCCCCCTTTGCGCGGGCTTTCCCCCCCGCACCTGCGCGCAGCAAACGTCTCTGTTTTTGTGCAAGCACAAAAGCTTGTTAGGGCAGAGCCGGTGCGGCTTGAGCATCATAAAAGTACATAGTTAAAATCTTGCAAATTTACGCACTTCTTTTCATTAACCCAAAACTTGCAAAGGCCAAAATTTATGGTTTTTTAGTCAGAGTCATCGTTGTTATTTGGTTTATCATCCTGTATTTCCGATAGATGACTTTCATCATACATTCTGATTTTTTCTAATATCGCTTCACCTGTTTTGACTTCCTGTAGTAGGGTTGATAAAGCATTTTCCAACTCTGCCTTTTTCCCACAAACATACTTTTCACCACCAAAACTTATTGTGCAGGGATAACCGCCATCGCTTTTTGACCACTTAGCTATTTCAATTGGATTACCCCCATTGCAATCTGAGATGGCTAGGCCATCATACCAAACATATTTTTTACTATTGAACAAGTCACCTACAGTTGGAAATATGTTCTTTGTAGCCTGCACTTCTTCCCGACTAAAGCGCCTCACCCCAAAGGTAGCTTTATTCGAGCTATAATCATAAATCTGATCATTTATGTTCTTCAATACCGAATCAATCTCTTCTCTATTATTTTCTGCAATTTTGGCTGCATTTATTCCTACTAAAAGTGATTCTTTAAAATCTCTCATTTTAAAACCTCTCAATTGAAGAAAGTATTGGCAAGTGATCGAATTTTGACTTTGAACTATAGATATAATTTAAAAATTCAAGGTCATAAAAAATCTCAGTTTTACTTTCATTAAGAAACCATTTACCATTTCTAACAAAGCTTGACGAAAATATCATCTGGTCAAATGTTTTCCAGCGATTCGACTCATCCCCTTTATAGTAATAGGTTCCGCATCCTTCAAGGCCCTGATCTTCAGGATGAAGTTTATTATTAGCCATATGCCGCCAAAATGGATTATAGAAAAGTCTTGGCGTTTTTTTTACAAGTGTCACATCTCGTGAAGCCCCTAATCCATCCGTTATACTTTTATTAAATGGCTCATCGTTAAAATCACCAAGCACAATAACGTTTTCGATTCCACCTTCCTCTATACTGAGCATGATTGCTTCCCTAAGAATATTACCTAAGATAATTTTCTTTGGCGAATCCTCATATTCATAGATGCGACTTGACCAATGGACTAAATATAAAGCGAGAGTCTCTTGCGTACTTCTAATGTTAAATATAACTTCTTGCCCTGCATAAATTGCTTTAGAGATAGGAATCTTGCTTATTACTTCAGAACGAAGTATCTCAAGCAATTCGGATTTATAAATAACACAAATGTCAAATTTCTTTTTACCTTGCCTATAGGTACCATCATATATAGAGAAAGCTGTGCCAGCCAGATTTTCAACAATAAAAGCTATATCGAACTCTGAAACTTCACATAAACATAAGACATCAACATCTTTTGCTGTAATAAGTTGTACAAGAATGCGAAGTACATAATCCTTATGTTCACCCGTTGCTTTACCTTCTTTGGTATATGGTGAAAGACTTGTATTCCACCATGCAAATGTTATCTTTTCATTCTTTTGAACAACCTGTTGCATAATCCCTTCCCACTCTGATCGATTGCTCAACTAGCCTAATACATAGTGAATACTAGTGTAATTTTTAATGTAAAAACATAAAGTTACATCAAACTGTCATTCACAGCATCTTATACTTTAGACGAATAACGAGCTTCAAGTAAACATGCTTTCGTCTGGTAGTCTTTTAAGGCCATACGCTCAACACTCCATCTCTCTCGCAGCGGCATCAGCCGGTGCCCGTTGATGGAATCGACGCATCGTTATCTCCAAAAACAATACAGTCATACATATGATCCTCACTATGCAGCCGAACAGCGCCTATCGTAACGTTCAATTTTCAATCACGATCTCACTACCGGCAATGACAAATATTTGAATACCGGCCGGGCGGCATCATGCCGCCTGCAATATTTAGCAATGCGCTCACAGTATCTGTCATAGACGAAATTAAATGCATCGCTCTCACTATCAAACTTAGTGAATGTTATTTCCTGCCACTCACCCCGTATGAATTCGCGGACGTCCCACCGGCCATTTTTTCGCGGCCAGATTAGGCAGGCACCACAACCCGTGTTGTCAGCAAATGGATCTGGCGCGCGTTCTCCGCGCTGCAGCATGTAGAACGTATAACCACCTGTCGAGAATTTGCGCATAAAACCATAATCAAAAAGCTGTATATAAAAACAGTATATCAGAGCACATTTTTTCCGCGATAGCCTTTACCATGGCGCTATCACAGCCACTCGTTCAGCATTTCATCACTGGCGCAGCGGTAACAACCGGTGCCCGTTGATGGATTTGCTGCACTCAACTCAGAGCCACAACTGCACCAGCGACGGACCTGCCTGATCTCCAGCTCGTTGCCGTTCCGCAGGATTACCTCGCGATTATCATTGAGCCGGATGCGTGCGCCCCTGATCAGCGCCATGGATAGATCTGTCGTGTAGGCCATGCGCTGCGTGGTGCATAGGGTGATCACCGCAGCGGCTAAATCATCTGAAACAGGAGGTGCGGCCGGCGGTGCCGCTGGTAGATTTTGCGATTTTTTCTCATCTCGGCAGCTGCTGCGCATGACTCTGAGCGCGGCGCGGCGCTCCTGCCGAGTTAATGACGTTGGATCGCGCAATTTTTTGGCGGGTAACTCTGTCGATAACTCACGGGGATTGATGATTTTTTGGTCGCCCGTAGAGTTATTGACAGAACTCCAAGGGGCGGCGGGACCGCCCTGAGTATCAAAAGATCCAAGGCCAAAAACGGTACCGGATTTGCCTGGCTGTTTTTTGCGGATCGTCCAGGTTTTCAGGCGCGTGCATTGCCGCGAATCCTCGCCAATGTGCGGCGACCACACGCCCGTGATTTTGCGCGTTGTCTCGCCGTAGCCGTTTGGCTCCTCGCTATCCTCATATGCAACGCGGACGGCATAGCATTCGCGCGGAATGAGCACCCCGCCCTGTTTCTGAATGTAGGTGGCAAAACATCCCACGTCCGCAGCGGCTGCAATGGCATCCATTACCGGATCAGGCAGCAGTGAGACACCGCGCCTGTACGTGCCCGCCTTGATCATTATGCTGGTCAGCTGGTTGCTGAGTTTGCGCAGCTCACGGTAAACCGTGACCGGTGGCTGTCCTACAGGCTGAAACTGGCGGATGCGATGCTGTGACGCCCACGCCATAGCAAGACGGGCAGTCTCGCGCAGCGGGCGGCCGGTTTCGTTATCTGTTTCGCCATCCAGTGCATAGCCGTCGATGTTTTTGCTGATGTATTTAGCCACGTAGGCAGTGGCGCTGCCTTTTTTGGGGTCCATCTTTTTGGCTTTAAATCGTGCTGCCGTATTTTTCCCCAGCTCTGCACGATCCTCGCGCGTGAAATAGTCACGCAGGATTTCCAGCGCAGGCTTTACCTCGTCAGGTGGCAGAAAAATCAATACATGCCAGTGCGGGGTACTGTCGTGATGTGGTTCCGCGACGCGGAATCCATAGGGGCGCAGATCTCTGCGTTTGAGTTTGGCTGTTGCCCTACCCCAAACTTTGCACAGATATTTTTGAGCAACGGAGGGCGTTGCCCCATCCCATTTCGGATTAGCGTGCCCGCTGTGGTTGTTGCTGTGATATCTGGAGGGGCAGGTAATTGTCAGGAATAGCCCGACGTCGCCGCGTGACATTGCCACCTGCTCGACGCCCATCATGCGGACCATCAACTCATGCCGGCGGATTGCTGGATTGCTCACACTCGCCAGCGCCATCGCCTCTAATGAGGCAACGTTTCCCTCGTCATCCTCCAGCTCGTGACTGGCAATAAACTGGCGGTTTTTGCGGCGCTGTTCCTGCCATGCTGACAGTGCATCCTGGCTGACGTAGGGATTACGGCGTTTATGTATCTGCCCGATCGCGCGCAGCTGGCACTCGCGCCAGTCGTTACGCAACCGCCAGACCTGTCGCCCCCACCAATCCGCACTCATCAACCGGCCCAGCGCGGACAGGCATAGCAATTTATCAAACCGTTTATTGAGCGATCGCCAGTACGGCGCGCGAATACGCAGCGCACTCACCTCCCTGCCCAGGTGCCGGTAGAGCCACAGCAGATCTTTGTCGCTGATGTCCTCCAGTTGCGTGTTTAGTGCACGGCATTCAGTGAAAAACATTTCGCTGATCTGCGCGGCCAGAGCATTACCCCATGTCAGAACCTGCCGGCGCGTCTGTTCTGCGAGGTGTGTCCAGCGACGGAACCAGTACGCGCCCAGCTCATTCGAGTTGCTGCGAACCGCGTGCGCCTGCCGCACCCGCTCCAGCCGCTGAACAGATTTCAGTATGGTGTTGCTGATAAACGCGTCGCGCTGTTCAGCTGGCCGGCGCTGACCAATCCAGTCAATTTGATTAAGTAACGGCTGCCTCAGATAAACCGGCAGCGTATTGATGTGCGACTGGATGCCGCTGGCGGACAGGTACCACTCACTGCACTCCTTTTGCCAATCCTCTCGCTGTTTGGTTGCCACGCCGCGTGCCAAGGCATTTACTGCAGCTTGCTGACGCTCGTGGAACTCCTCAGCGGATATTGGGTATTCCCCGCCGTGCGGGTTGATAGCCGGCCGTGGTTTATTCCATGGGAAAAAACCGGGCGGCTTAGGGGCCGCGCCGGTAAATGGTGGTGGAGGTGATGGTGCAATGCGTCCGCGAGAATGACTGCTCACAAACACCTCATAAACGCACCCGACTTACTCATCGCCGCATAGGTCGCATCACCGCAGCACGGCCCGCAATCCGGGCACATGCCACCACCTGCACTGATGCAGCCCTCGCAGATTTTCAGACATCCGATTACCTCATTGGCCTCGGTGCGAGATTTCGCACCCACTGAGCGCCGTGCGGTGATCTCATGCATACGGAACGGGGAATAAATGCGGCGAGTTTCGGGCGTGTCGCTGCCGGAAAATACCGACGTTGCGCCATGCTCGTTGAAAACATTAATCAGGGTTTTAACCAGTGTGGCGTGCTGCTCAGCTCCAAATCCGGCAGTGTGATAACTGGCAAAATTCGCGGTATCGCTGGCAGGCAGATATGGCGGATCACAGTAAATAATCGCGCCCTGTTTTGCGTGGGTGAGGATGGTTGTGCGGAAATCAGCGCAAATAAAAACGGTGCGCGTGTCGCGAACCTTTTCGGCAAACAGGCGGATCTCCTGTTCCGGGAAACAGACGGTTTTGAAATGGCCGTAGGGAACATTGAACTGGCCCGATTTGTTATAACGGACCATGCCGTTATAGCCATGCCGGTTGAGATACAGGAACCTGAGCGCCTGCGTGAAATCCCACGTCGGCGGCGCCCATGCTTTCGGGCGAGGATCATTGAACATGCTGCGGGTTGAGTAATACGTTTCCTCGTTGTTGCCATCGCGAAACAGAGCTGATCGCGACGTGCTGATAAAATTTTCAGTATCACTGGCAATCACCCGATAGAAATTAATCAGGTGCGGATTGATATCACCGAGCACATAACGACGATAGCCCGTATTCATGAACACAGACGCTCCGCCCACAAACGGCTCAATCAGGCAGTCGGCGTGTGGCAGATGGGGCAGCAATTTCGGCATGACGCGGGATTTACCGCCCGGCCATTTCAGAGGCAGCGTTGTTGTCATTAATTGGATTCCCCGTTGTAGGTTTCGTGTGTCATGAGTTTCCAGTGCTGCCCGCCGTTTTTGCTGAGCAGCCGCCAGCGGATGCCCACCCGGATCACCAGGTAGCCATGCGGTTTTATGCGGGAAAAATTGTGTTCGCCGCGCTCGTAATGGCGCAGCAGTCGCAATGCTCGCGCCTGAACCCGCAGCGCGACACGTTTGCAGGTCATCGTGATGGGCATCATGGGCGCGCCAGCATGGCGAAATGTTCTGGCACTGAATTGAGATAGGCCGCGTTCATGCCCGACAGTGCGCGCCAGGCGGAGGCGATCAAACAAACTTGATGCAGCGCATCATCGAGCAGGCTAAATGATGCACAGTTGCAGTAATCGGTATTACGGGCCGGGGGAATAAAATCGAGCAGCGTGCTGACGTGATGTGCGTGCGCATATTGCCAGGTCGGCACGATACCGGTTGACGCCATAGCGCTATAAATGATCGGGGCGTCGTTATCGAGACGTTTAAACCACACGGGGCAATTGCCAAACTCACCCTGACGAAGAACAAACAGGTTCAATCTGGCGAGCGCCTCCCGCAACTCCAGAGAAACATCAGACAGCAATTCTGCACGCAGCTCAGAGGACTGACGCAGCCAAAATTTAACCGCGCTGGCGTCAATTGTTCCGCCCTCTCGCTGACTGCTCTCAATATCAACAGGGCAGTACATCTGATCCGCTACTGCGCCCGTCTCCGGGTTAAACGCTACCGCTGCAATTGCAGCAATTGCAGCGCTCGGACGAGAATCTAATGCCGTCATCCGGATCATGATGTGATTACGCTGGTTATTCATTTTGCTGTCCTATGCTGTTTTATGGGCGAGCGAGGTCCGGCGGATTTACGCCTGGCATTGCTCGGGGTTTTATTTCAGGTTTTAGTGACTGGTATCAGGATTTAATCGCCCAATGTCGCCGGGCCGGTAGCGGGCGGGAACTGTGCGCGCCAGATACCGGATCGACTCCATCCCGCGCGCGACTGTGCGGCGCTGTGCCAATGTAAGATCCTGCCAGGCGGCGAAAATGTCCTTCCCTTCGAGTCTCTGCATTGAGTGATCTATGCATTCCTCGGCAATCGCATTGCCAAGCACGAAAACTGCTTTACGCTGTGGTGCAGTCAATATCGCATAGCGCTCCGCTGTTTCGTTCCGGCAGGCTGCCGCCTCCAACTGCTCACGCATTCTGTCGAGCCAGCGCTGATGCGAATCGATTTGCAGCCGTGTTTTTTGTTCGTTGATTGGATTCATATTGCTGCCTGCTATTTCTGCTATTACTGACAGATACGATCATTAAATCGACGTCGTATTTACCGGTAGTGGCTGGGGAATAACACCACGCCTGCATTCAGCAATCATTGTGCTAAGTTTATTTTCGGCCTCGGTATCACCGGAATATTTCGCCGTAAACTGCAATGCGATAAACGCCAGCCCCAAACTCAACGTGTCGTTTTTACCGGTATTTTCCGCATCAAAATAATATTGCTGCAGAATGCTGTTTATTAATTCGATATAGGGTTTTTTCATTTCCAGCCTCTAACCAAGCCGCAATCTATTTAATCAGGCCGCAGAGCAGTGCCATGCCGTATGCAATCCCACCAACCGCCATAATTGTCAGCACAGCCAGCACGAACAAACTGAGCAGAAATAATGTCTCAACCATTCGCAACTCCCTCCCGTTCTGCGTGCAGGCGGTCAATGAATCTTACCGCCTCAGCCTCTGCGAACTCACAACCGAAATACGCATCGCCCTGTGAAACGCCGTACAGATTGATCGGGCGGTGTGTTGTCCGTGGTGATTTGGTAATCGTGAACCCGCGATAAACGGCGGCATTTTTGCTGACTCTGATAATCGCCTTTAGCATTAACCAAACCTCAGTCGCGGGACACGCCCAGCCATTTCAGCCAGCCCTCACGGATCTCTTTCGGGCGGCTCTCATAGGCAATTTTCAATCCGTTATTCCAGGCTGGCAGATAAACCCATTTTTCGCTGCGAGCTGATGGGTTTAACGGATCTGTCATTTCTATGATTGGTAATTTCCCCTTTTCAATCATTCCTTTAACGGCTTCCTGCGATTTTCCAATGAGACGTGCAAACTCTGGATAAGGGACGGCATCCGTAAGTTTTAGCAATTGCATATCCATCTGATAGACTCCTCTTCTTAATGAGTTGCTTAAAGGCGCTTACAGTTGCTTATAGTTACCTTATAAGCCCTAGTACTCACCTAATGAGAAAGAGGATAGACCATATATGGTCGATAGATCAATGACCGTTGCTGAAAAAATGATGTGCATCCGAGAAGAGGAGATGCTCAATAAACGGCAAGCCTCTGAAATTATGGGAATACCTTATTCAACCCTTCTAAAGTATGAAACTGGCAAGGCCATGCCATCCTCTGACGTACTCATGCGCATACTTCAACTGCCTCAATTTACTAAATACACCTTGTGGGTAATGACAGATTTAACGGCCCCTGAAGCTGGGCAGGTTGCTCCAAGTGACTATGTTTTGCGCAAAGTCATCAAAGCCGAAATTGATGGAAAAAAAACCGGTTAAAAAAAGTAATGTTTTATATAACCCTTCTAGGGTTAGTTGCTTAAATATTATTCGCATCAGATCTATCATGTTGCCGTTATTTAACAATGGATTATCGCCATTAACACAATCGGTCAACAATGAGAATGAGGCAGAACAATGTTTAATCAATTTTGTAGGCGTTTAAGAGTTGTTTTGAGAGTTGAGAAAATTTGGGACGGAGAGCTTTCAGCTTTTGTAGCTAAAGAGTACCGCGATTTAAAAGATGGTGGCCGAATTCCGGCTGACATAACAATACAGTTATTAAAACACCGACGACTGCAAAAATACGCCATGTACCTCATGACAAACCAAATTGCGCCAGTCGCCGGCCAGATATCGCCGGATCTCGCACACTATGGGCAAACCGCAACAACCTGTTAGCACTGAGGCCA